TGAGAAGAGAATACGTTAAATATGACTGTCGAGAGACAAGACAGACACTATCCTAAATACCTAGAAACGCTGTGAAGCGTTACGGAGGAATAACTTATGGCAGTTTATCCTGTAATCCCCGGAGCACCCGACTATAGCACTGGAAGTACCAGCCAGTATATTCCCGCGATATACAGCTCGCTTCTGATCAAGAAATTTTATCCGCAAACCATCTTTAGCAGGATTTCTAATACTCTCTATGAAGGGGATATTAAATCACAGGGTGATACAGTTTACATTCGTACTCGTCCGACGATTGAAACCTTCCGTTATAAGAAGGGTATGGTTCTTCCTGTACAGAATCCTGAATCTCCTTATGTCACTCTGAAAATTGATCAGGGTGAAGGTTTCTCGTTTGCTATCGACAAGGTTGATGAATTTCAGTCTGATATCAAACTTATGAACGTTTGGGGTGAAGATGCTGCCAAACAGATGAAACAAGTAATTGACCGTAACGTTCTGGTTAGTCTTGCTGCTGCTGGTGCCAAGGTTGCCAATGGTCAAGATACTTCTGCTAACGTCACTGGTTATACTACTCTTGCAGGACCGTCCATTACCGAAGCTACTGTTGCCAAAGGTCTTCTGGTAGCTACTGCTACTACTGCTAAAGGTACTACTATTGCTAAAGGTACTGCTAATGGTACGATGGGTACAGCAACCAGTCAAGTAAGTATTGATGCAGCTAATGGTTCTGCTGGTATGGTTAAGCAGATTCTGTACTATGGTCGTCTGCTTGATGAAAACAATGCCCCCGAAGAAGGACGATTTATTATTCTTCCTGCGGTTTACATGCAATTGCTGAAAGACATTGCTTCTCCGTTTGGTCAGGCATACGCTACTGGTCAAAACGTAGCTAACCTTCTTTCTGGTAGTGTTCCCAAAGTTGACAGGTTTGATATTCTGTTCTCCAATAACCTGCCTACTACTACTGCGGGAACGAATGGTAGTTGTATTATCTTTGGTTCCAGCTATGCTACTACCTTTGCTACTCAAATCACTGAATCTCGGATTATGGACAATCCGTTTGCCTTTGGTAAGATGATGCAAGGTCTGCAAGTATATGGATTCAATGTCATCAAACCTCAGTTGATCGGTATTGACTTCTGGGTTACATCGTAATTTGGCGTAATGTCCACTAAATAAAGGAGAAACATATGGCTGATCTTACTTCTACTGCAAATGTTGTCGTTGGACGGACTCGGCGTGGAGCACACCAAGGGGATACCATTGGTGGAGTTTTTGCACGAACTTACAAATGGACTCTTCCTGCTGCTGCGGCATCAGGTGATGCAGTTCCTTTTGGACAGGCACCTCAAGGTTGTTTCTTGATTGGTGTGTATACTAAAGCAAATGTTGCATCTAATGCCAACTGTGCTATTCAGTACGCTATCACTGCCAATTCTAATGGTGCTGGTGGTAATATTGCTGTAGCCAACGTTGCCAACAACCTGAACACTACTGCTCATTTGTACACTGCTGCTGTTTCAGCTAATGCTGCAACTAATGCTACTAGTACAGAATATCTTGCTGGTCAGATTGTTACTGCTGGTGCTGCTAATGCTGCAACTATGATTACCACCTTCCTGTTCATGGGTGTTAATCCTGATACTGCTCCGTACTCTACTTTCACGATTTAATCTCAGTTAACCGACTTAGGGGGATAGGTATAATTCCTATCCCCCTTTAGTCAGAAAGGTTGTTCTTTCTCATATGAAACCTATCAAAAAGACAGTCTATACTATGAGTATAGATAACAAATATGCACCGGAAATTTGTGAACTTACTTTTCCGTTTATTCAAGCATATGCAAAAAAAATAGATGCAGAATTTTTTATAATTACTGAACGTAAGTTTCCTGAATGGCCTTTTGCTTGTGAAAAATTTCAACTATACGAATTAGCAAAAGAACACCAGAATGATTGGACTATCTTTTTTGATGCAGATACTCTGATTCATCCTAATTTTTATGATGTAACAGAAACTGTTGGTAAAGATACTACTGTCAGTAATGGTACTGATTTCTCACCGCAAAGGTTTAGATCAGACGAATGTTTCCTCCGAGATGGTAGATTTATTGGTAAAGGAAACTGGTTAGGTGTAACATCAGATTGGTGTCTGGACTATTGGAAACCTCTAACGGATATGTCTCAGGAAGAAGCTATCAGTAGAATTACTCCAACAAATGCTGAAGTAAATTTTGGAGTTACCTCTAGGTATTTACTTGATGATTTTATTGTCTCCCGAAATATTGCCAAATATGGATTGAAACATAAACTTGTACCAGAAATTTCTGAAGAAAGAAAATCCGAACAAGGTCTTTTGTATCATCAATATTTGATGCACGATGAACAAAAAGTACTGGAAATAAAACGAGTTATAAAACAGTGGGATGTAAACTCACTAGAAAGGTAGAGTAAAATGCGTCCTCTGTTAGATATGGATACAATCCAGATTGAAATAACTAACTAATTCTTGACTAGTGCTTTTTATCGTGGTAATCTTTGCATAAAGGAGATTACTATGATAATTTATAAAATAACAAACACAGTTAATAATAAGGTATACATTGGACAAACAAAGCATAGTTTATCAAAAAGAAAGCATCAGCATAAGTACAATAAAAGTACAGCAATAGGAGCTGCAATAAGAAAATATGGTCAAGATAATTTTATATTCGAAGTACTTGAACAATGTTTTTCACATGATCATATGAATGAACGAGAAATTTTTTGGATAAAAGAATATGATTGTCTTGCTCCAAAAGGCTATAATTTAGTTAGTGGTGGATTTTCAAGAGAAGAAATGTCAGAAGAAACTAGAGAAAAATACAAGAAAATAAATTTAGGAAGAAAGCGAACAGAAGAAACTAGAAATAGAATACGAATAGCAAAATTAGGTAAAAAAGCAACAGAAGAACATGTACAAAAGCAACGAGAGGGTATGAAAAAGAGGTACAGTGAATATTGTCATCATATGCTTGGTAAAACATTGTCAGAAGAAACAAGAAAAAAAATAGGTGAATCTAATAAAAGAAGTATGCTATTGAATAAAAATGGAAAGTACGGAAAAGGAAAAATGCATACTGAAGAGTCTAAAAATCTTATTAGGGAAGCATTGAAACAACGTTGGTCTAACCCAAAAACAAGACAAAAACTTTTAGATGCATTTAGTACTAAACCACCACAAACAGAAGAAGCAAAACAAAAACGAGCAGAATCTATTCGTAAAACTTTAGCACGAAAAAAAGAACGACAAATGTACGCAACATATTTTGCATTATAAAAAGAAAGGAATTTTATGCGTCCAATTTTAGACATGGACACGGTGCAAATTGAGGTGACTAATTATTGTCATAATAGCTGTTCTAACTGTACACGGTTTTGTGGTCATTTTATGAAACCGTACTTTATGAACAAAGCAGATGTAGAAAAAGCAATTGACAGTATGGTAGGTTATCCAAAAATGACTGGTATCATGGGTGGTGAACCGTTATTTCATCCCCATTTTGAACAAATATGCAAGTATCTACAAAGTAAGATTCCTAAAAATCAATGTGGTTTATGGACTTGTTTACCAAAAGGAAAAGAGCATTATCGTGAAAGTATTGTAGAAACTTTTGGTCATATCTTCATAAATGATCATACTCGTGATGATATACTTCATCATCCTTGTCTGGTAGCTGCTGAAGAAATGCCCTTTGAAGGATGGAAAAAAGATTACCTTATAAGCAAATGTTGGGCGCAAGAAGCATGGTCTGCCAGTATTAATCCTAAAGGTGCTTGGTTCTGTGAAATTGCTGCATCATTAGCTATGCTACTTGATGTACAGAATTTAGGATGGCCTGTAGAACAAGGATGGTGGGCTAGGAGTCCACAGCATTTTATTCAGCAAATGGCAATGTGTCATTATTGTGGTTGTGCCATGCCACTAAAACGGAGAGTAAGTACCGAAGACATTGATGATATTAGTCCTAAAATGTACGAAGTACTTAAAGATGTTTCTCCAAAACTTATCAAAGGTAAGTACAAAATTCATGATCTTCAACCATTTACGGGTAAGGAAGGTCAGTGTGCTACCTATAAAGACCCACGATACAGGGAAAAAATTGCCAGACGATATGGTATGTTTTTAGTACAGAATGAACAATGTTTCGTATCACCGTATCTGATTAAAAATTGGACCAAACCAGAAAGGACCGAAACTGATGAAAACCAAACAGAATAGTTTAGAAGACCCGATTATCTATCCCACTAAAGATGAAGTTCAAGAAATGATTGACATGTCTTTTGAACCATTCAAGCATTTTATTGAACGGAAAAAAGCAGCATCAATTCATAAAGTTGAAGAATTTAATGATGAGACTATACCAGAACAACGGGAAAAAGTAAGTAATATTTTTGATAAGTACACCTATGAAGATCGAATATTTTCTGCCCGTAATGCTGCAAAGATACTTCCACCTAATTTACTGGTAGATGGACGGCATACTCCTGAAAATATTTCAGCACTTTGTGGGTTCAATGTTGTTAATATGATGGATGATATCTATGCAGACTTGGTACATGATGAGGTCTAATAATGACTTTAAAAGAGATTAGGGAAGAAGCGTGGGATATAGCCAGAGAAACTTCGGAATATGATGACGAACGTCTTTGGCCTACACGAGAAATGAACAGGTATATCAACCGGACATCTCGACATATTGCTCGTGAAACACGTTGTATTCGGGATGCTCAAACTGTTGCCTTGTGTCAAATTCCAGTTACTACAGTTGATTATACTACGTACACTCCCGGTACTCTTGACTATATATGGGCAAATACAGAAGGTAGTTGGTTATATCAGAAAGATGTTGCTCCTTATGTTTTTGCTCTTGATCCTCGAATTGTTGATATTGATGAGTGTAAATGGACAGTTGCTCAGTGGAGATTGACCAAAGTATCTGTTAAAAAATGGCAGATTAATCCGTGGTGGGAACAGGTTTCAGCTATGCCTACTGAATTCTGTACTGACTATCAAAACAATTCTATTGCATTAAATTTCAGAGCTACTTCTGATGATACTTTGCGTCTTACCGTACGAAGACTTCCTTTAGTTGATCTTGTTGAAGATACTGATACTCCTGAATTTAGAAATCACTACCATGATTTTATGGTAAATGGTGTTCTTTGGCAGATGTATTCTAAACAGGATGCTCAAGCATTTGATGGTGAAAAAGCTAAAGATTATCAGGTACGATTTTTAACTGA